ACCATGAAGGACACAAACAGGGTGCAGAGTGTTCATAAAATGTTTACAAATGAAGAGGTGCAAAACCCTTGCAATAAAGCTAGTTTAGGAGTACAATAAAACCATGAAACACAACAGCGTTTCAAATACCGAATATCAACACTCACAAACAAAGGAGAAGAACCACATGAAATGTTCTATCAAGTATGTCCTGCTGACCGCTGTTAAAGCCAAGAAGGTTTTTGACCTTCTCTTCATCGAAGCGCACAATGTCCGTACTTGCACTGAGTGTGCAAAGCTGGACGGCTTCAAAGTCGTGGCAAGCAAGGCCGGTACGAAAGTCTTCGAGATGGACGCCCTTGATGTTACCTATCCGAACATCCTTTCTGAGATGTGTGAGCTGAGTCCGGCGGACTTCGCATGGAACGACCTGCACAGCAAGCTTGAAGAGACGGGGGCAACACCGGACGACGACAAGCCGGATGACTCCCAGAAAGAAGAGGTAAACAATGGCTGATACCTGCACTGCCGGGTGTTGCATCCCGGCAAACGTGTCCTATGTCCTGTTCTATGAGGACGCCGCTCAGAATATCTATGGTCTGGTGTACGACAAAGACGAAAACCTTTCGAATATCGTGTCTGGTGTGGGCCGCTTTGACCCCGTTTGCATCACGGCATTCGAAGAGGGCGCAAGACACGGCTTTCCGTACAGTCCCGCGTGGAATCCCTGCTGTCATGAAAACAAGACCATGACCCAGATGGAAGCGGAGCTGAAAGCCCAGAACCATCTCATCGCCACGGTCTACAACGACCATCTCAAGCCCTCTGCACTCTACCCCGCCAACGCTGACCCCGTCGGCAAGCAGTTCCTCAGTCGTTGGATTTTCGGTTGAAGGGGGTACAGAACCATGCAGGACATTAACAACAAGCTGGCCGCAATCGTTGACTTTCTCTCGAAGATGTACAACGCACAGGCCAAAACAAACGAACTGCTTTATACTATCATCGACAAGCTGGACGTCATTCACGCCGCCCAGAAACTGTAAAAAGGAGACTATATTATGGCTACTTTCAAAAAGAATCGTTCGACCGTTGCCGCCCCTGAGTATGACGACAAGTCCGAACTGAACATCAAGGGGGCGACGGTCAGCGGCTGTCGTTTCCTCAGTGACAAGGTGATTGCATTCACCCTCAACCTTCCCGGCCTTGCCCTCTACAACATGAAGGTTATCGACGGCAAGAACGGCGCGTTCGTCGCACCCCCTCAGAACAAGAGCAACAAGAGCGACCGTTGGGTGGACGCCGTCGGGGTGTGGCTCAACAGCGACGACGAAGAGGCCATTTCACAGGCCGTTATCAACAACGCGACGCAGGCGGGCGACCCGGTGGACTGGAAAACCCGGCATGAGGTGTGATAATGGGAAAGCGTAACAAAGAAGTTACGCTTGACCTCTATACTAACGACGGCTGGGTGAACATCCCAGCCGTTTCTAGTTTAGGGGCATGGTGTAACATTATAATAGGTAAACGACAGGTGGGCAAAACCTACGGCACACTGTTGTATGAGTTGACGAACGACAAGCCATTTCTGTATCTGCGACGCACTACCACAGAGTTTGACGCAATCACATCTGACCCACAGCTTAACCCCTTCTTACCTCTCAAGAATGAGGGGTTTGATGTGGACATTGTGAAGAGCGGAAAGGTGACATACACCATCGGACAGTATGAGTATGAGGATGGAAAGCCCAAGGACTGCATCAAGAAATATGGCATAGGGATGACCCTTCCCAGCATCGCAAACATTCGCGGTTTCAACGGCTCTGCTTTTTATGATGTCGTGTATGATGAGTTCATCCCGGAGAAAATCGTTGTGAAACGCAAGGCAGAGGGCGACGCTCTTTTGAATGCCTATGTCACGATAAACGGCAACAGAGAACTTGAAGGAAAACCCCCGCTGAGAATGTGGCTTCTTGCAAACGCCTTTGACATTACGTCCCCCGTGCTGGTTGAATTAGGCGTTGTGGATGAGATTGCGAAAATGGCAAGAACGGGCAAAGAATGGACGCTGACAGATAGCGGCGTTTTCCTCTGTATGCCGAAGTCTCAGCGAGTCAGTGAGAAACGCGCTCAAACAGCGTTCATGAAACACATGATGAAAAACAAGGATTCAAAGTTCTATCAGATGGCAATGGAAAACAAATTCAGTTACAATAACCTTGAAGCCGTCCACCCGATGAGCTTGCGCGGCATGAAACCAGAGTTCAAAGTTGGGGGTTTGTATTGTTACAAATACGATGACGCACACTATTACTTGTGCAGTTCCCCGCACCAGTCACACGAAGTATACCCCGATACGCAGGCCGGACGAAACACTTTTAGACTTGCTCATCCTTACTTCGGTTTGATGTTTGTTTTGGGTCAAGTCTGGTGTGCCGATGTTCCGGCCCTTATCAAGATAAGAGACTATCTTGACATGAAGGAAGAGTAAGTGCTATTATAAAGGTGCGGGGGACTCCAAAAGATAAGCGCCCCGGAAGGGCGTGGAGTTGCATTCTTATCTTGCATACCCCCGTTTTATAGTATTGTCGCCCTCAGGGGTGTTGGATAGAAATATAGAAAGGAGCAAAGCGAATGCTTCTGTACTCATATAGGACAGACGCGAACACGTCTGTTTCCCCTCACTTCAAGGTGAAGGAGTTTCACAGTCGGAAAGACCCCTGTGATACTGTCATCATTGACCCCCGTTTGGTTGACCTCTTGGAGAACGTTCGACGCCTGACCGGCAAGCCGGTACACATTAACAGCGGGTATCGTTCCAAGGGGTACAACCGAACTATCAAAAATGCTTCTCCGAAGTCTCAGCATTGTGAAGGAAAGGCGGCTGACATCTGGATTGAAGGAGTCAGCCCGGAGAAAGTAGCCCAGTATGCAGAGTGCTTCTTGGGAGCGTCTGGGGGTATCGGTATCTATCATACATTCACTCATGTGGATGTCAGAAACGGCAAGAGCCGTTGGAAAGGAGCTTATTGAATGAAACTCGATGACGTTCTTATGCTGGCCCGTGCAGGCTATTCCAAGGCCGACATTGCCGCCCTTCTGGGTAGCAATCCCGCACCCGCCCCCACTACTCCCAAGGCCGCACCTCTGACGGGTGCGCCCCCCTTGCCCGGTGACGTTGCAACAAATGTTACTGCTTCTGCCAGTTCGCCTGCCGCCCCGTCTGCACCGGACTGGGGCGCTATGGCCCAAAGTATCGCCGCACTGACGGCGCGTCTGGACACTCTGGCGACTCCCACGGCGGGGAGTTTGGGCGGGGATACCGCCGACGCCGTTTCCGTCGATGACATTATCAGGGCGGCTATTACGCCCGCAACACCGGACGCCGCGCCGGACTTCTCGAAGGGGGTGTAAACCGTGGCAAAATCCAAGAACAATATGCCCACTCTTGCAAAGGCTGACGTGTTCCGTCCGAAGGACGTGTACACCATTGTCAATGCCGTCTTGCAGGACGTCACCGGTCAGCGGGCGTTGACGGCGGTTGACACTTCGTCCTTTATCAACGTGGGTCAGATGTGTCTTTCCACCAGCAAAGAAGGGACGTTGCAGGCCCTCTCGAACATGGTGGCCCGCACCGTTATCACTAGCCGCGCTTATACGGGCCGCTTCACTTCCATTGAAGTGAGTGAACAGGACTGGGGGCTGTATATGCGGAAAATCGCCTTCTTTGCGGGCGAGTTCGAACAGACCGACTTCGTCAACACCCAGCAGAACCCTGATACTCTGGTGGACGGTAACAGCCTTGATATGTACAAAATTAAGAAGCGTTACCCGTTCGAAATGTGGTATGGTGACCAGAAGACTCTGAACCAGACGTACACCCGGTTCCTTGACCAGCTCAACACGGCATTCCGGTCTGAGTCTGAGTTCTCTGCCTTCATGCAGGGTCTGGCGGTCGAGATTCAGAACGACGTGGCCCGGTGGAAGGAGATGGAAAACCGGCTGTGCGTCATGAACTATATGGGCGCAATCTACAACACCGGCAAGCCGGGAAGCAAAGTCAATCTGACGGCGGCTTTCAACGTGGCCCGTAATACCGCCTATACCACCCACGAACTTCTGACGTCTCATTTGCAGGAGTTTCTTTCCTTCTTTGTGAGCCGTCTGGAAACGGATACCGCGCTTCTGGAAGAGTCTACTGAGTTGTTCCACCTGACGCCCCTTTGCACCGATGACAAGGGAAACACCCTGCATCTGTTCCGTCACACTCCCAAGAGTGAGCAGAAACTTCTTCTGTACCAGCCTCTTATCAACGACGCCAAGGCGTGGGTTTACCCTGCTATCTTCGGCCCGGGTTATCTGTCCTTCGGCAACTATGAGGGTGTTACCTTCTGGCAGAACATCAACGACCGCTCTGCAATCAGCGTCACGCCTGCTCAGTTCAACGTGAACACCGCCGAAGCGGAGCAGGGCCAGCCCGTTAAACTCGACTATGTGGTGGGCCTGCTGTACGACAAGCGAGCAATGGCTACCACCTACTTCAAGGATAACGTGTGGACGACTCCCTTTAACACCCGGGGCGAGTACTGGAACATCGAGCATCACTGGAAGATGAACTACACCCTTGACCCCACGGAGAACGCAATCCTTTATTATATGGCAGACCAGGTCACTCCCGGCCCGTAACCGCTGAACGCCCCGCCCCCTATGGGGCGGGGCTTATTTTATAGAAAGAGGTGATAGCATGGCAGGCACATTTGAGGGAGCAGTCCCCGCCCCCAGTGTTGAGCACGGGTATCATTTCCACTTCGGAAACGTGGAAAAACGGCTCAATTCAACCAAGGCTTTTGACTATGGTGTGTTGAAGGATTTGGAGCGGTGCGATTTCAAGAAACCCACCAGCATAGAACACCCCGTTATCTACTGCACTATCAATTCCATCAATATTTCGCCGCAATGGAATTACTGCCACTGTGAAGAAACCAAGTCGTTTTACTGGATTGATGATATTACCACTCTTCGGGCGAACATTTGGCAAATCAGTCTGAGCATCGACCCCCTTGCAACATATCGTGAAGCAATTCTTAAAACCAAGACGTTTATTGAATACGGTTTCAACAGCGACGCAAGCGGGGCAACATTCCGTTTACAGGACGCGCGGCAGAACGTCGCAAGACGTCCCACGGTTTCGACCGTAGCCGTTGACATTACCGACGGCAATTTAGACCCCGACACAGGCGTTTATATGCTGTCCTGTGTGGGCAAGGGCGGGCTTGCCACTTATGCCGTAAATCAGACGACCATGAACACCCTGTTAACGGCGCTTTCCACTTTATGGGCGGCAGAAACGAAAGCGATGGTGGACTGGAAACTTGCCCTTCCTGAGTTTATGAACAAGTTCGTTTTTGGCTCTTCGGCAGTCGAGAATATCCGTTCTTGTTACTGGCTACCCATAAACTTTGGACGGTACGGCGCGGGCCGTCAGACTCCTATCACGTTGGGCGGCTTTGATACGGCGGTTTCTGGGCGTATCGTTTCCATGAAGGATAATAGAAAGGTAACAACAGCCATTCCCATTCCGTGGCCCGCTGACGACTGGAAACGGATGAATTGCCAGATTCAAGTTTACGTCCCGAATATCGGCGTTGTAGGTATCCCGGTAGACCAGTGTAACAACTCTCTGACTGTTGACATTGAATGGTGCTTGACTTTGATAGATGGGTCTGTTACTGTAAGAGTATCAGCAGGAGACTATACGGCATTTGTTGGCAGTACGAACATCTCAAGCCCCTACGGAATAGGCGCAAGCAACATTGACCCCATCAAGGCAATGGGCGGAGCGTCTACCATTGTGGGCGGTGCAATGGAGTTTGGCGGGGGAGTCGGTGCGGCTATCCTGACCCCCGGACTCATCGGCAAGGCAAGCGGCGTACAGGCGGCAATGCAGGGCGCGGCAACTGCCGCCGAAGGATTGCGGCAGACCATTACACCCATCACACAGAGCGTGGGCTTCACGGCAGGCGCGTCACAGACGCTCTTACCCACCGAAGCGCGGTTGACGCTTCTGTATTATCCCCCGATTGACGATGCAGGGTATCAGGGTTTGTATGGGTATCCCGTTATGAAGGTGGCAACGCCTGTCTCTGGGTACTGCAAAACCCGGGGTTTCTCCTGTCAGCCAGAAGGAGCAATGCCGGACGAAATAGCATATATCAACCGCGCAATGGATAGCGGCGTATTTATCGAGTGAGGTGAAGATAATGTATCAGTGTTACAATGGTTTCTTTGATGGGGGTATTCCATGTGGAACATTCATCAAGAGCATTTCCGTTGACGCCCTCAATTACTGGGAGCGTTCCTTCTTCCAGAGATGTCGCTCAATCATCGAGTTCGACGGCCTGCCCGAAGCCGCACCCGGACAAATCGGCTGGGACTATGATGCATTCATGTATCAGCTTTTCAGAATGGGTTATGCCGTAGTGTTCAACACGAAGAAATACGGCATGGTGGTACAGCCCGGGTATCCTTCGGGGTATGGCTTGCAGTATCAGCCCCGGGCGATGACCATTTCAACCCAGTTCTTCCAGTTCAACCGCCCCCTTGAAATAGGTACTGAGTGCGGCGTCATCAAACTTACCCCCGACTATCGGGGTATCTGGGATATTATCACCAAGTATGCCGTTGAGATGCAACACGCAGAGGTTGCTATCCGGCAGAGCGCCTTGAACTCCCGGTTTGCGTATGGTGCGTTCGCCAAAGACGACAAACAGAGAAGAAGTCTTGAACTAATGTTCCAACGGCTGGCAAACGGTGAACCCGCAATCGTTCTCAATCCCGATTTGAAACGCCCCCTTGACGGTAAGACCGGAGAGGGCGGGGCTTATGAACTGCCCATCATGCAAATTGACCGTGATTTGTCGAAGAATTTTATCCTTCCTGAACTCATGGAGTTCAGAAGGACGATTCTGATGGACTTCTACCGGGAACTTGGTATTAAAGTCCAGCCCGACAAGAAGGAAAGGATGATTGTTAACGAAAGCGAAAGCGCGGACGCTGAGACGTTTAACCGTCGTGAAGTATGGAGAATCTGCCTTGAAAAGTCCCTTGATGAAGTGAACAAAATGTACGGCCTGAATATTACTTTCAAAATCAATGAACCGAAGCAAGACACAGAAGGGAGTGGAGATAATGCCGATTTATTACGGAACACTGTTGAATGAGCTGGACAGCGGTGCAAACCTTGAAGCGCTGTTGATGTACGACCATGACCTTTTTGCAAACATGGTGTTGCCCGTGGGGCTGGATAAAGTGCAGGCTATTTCGGCAATACGCCGCCTGCACGGGCTTGCCCCGTTGTACCACCCCGACCCCTTCTATATGAAGAACGAGATTTTCTTCTGGTCAAAACAGCACTGCCCCATCTGGGAAAAGCTTTATGCGACGACGAAGCTGGAATATAATCCCATTTGGAACACGGAAATGTCCGAACGAAGCAAGGATACCACGACCACAGACCGGGATACCAGCACTCAGAGCGACGCCCACAGCCACGGCGGGGCAACTGACACGGCTTCTGCCAACAGCACAAAAGGCGGGTGGAACACTGAGGATGGTGCTTATCATGAAGACACTGCCGCCGACGGATGGAAAACCGACGACGCCACCCAGCACAGCAAAACCGTGCATGACGGGTGGAACAAGGAAGATGGACACTATCACGACAAAAACCTTTCGACGGCAGAGGGCGAGAAGACCCGGGACTTCATCGAAGATATTAAAGGTACACTCGATAGTCAAGTTGATACCACTTCTCATACTGGTGTTGTGGGGACACGGGACACGACCCACGACGAAACCATGACCGACCAAATCGACACGACCAAAAACACCGTCAGCGATACCGAAAACAAACTGTCTGCTGAAAATGAAGCGACCTATCAACCGGACAATACCAGTCATACCGTCACCGATGAGAAGGGCCATTCGGACGAAACCAAGAAAACCAACTGGACGGAACACGAAGACACGACCCAGAACACCGACTTCACGCAGGGTGTGACGACTGACCAAGATACCACCCAGAACACCGAAAACCGCGCATTTGAAACTACCCGTGATTTGTCCACGTCTGACACTCACGGTGATACCCATTCGGCGGCGTCTGACGGTACGGTTGATGATACCCGTGCGGAAAGCATCTCGAAAGACCAACACGCCGACAAGGGAACTACCAAGGGCGGAAGCGTCAAGAAAAACCAGTACGACGACCGCACCCGGGACGAGTCCTTGAAGGACAACAAACACAATGAACACGCCGTATCGCTTGAGACGGGGAAGGAGAACACCACCGTCACCGTAACACATGAGTATAGCAAATCCGGCAATATCGGCGTCACGACCACCCAACAAATGATTGAAGCAGAAAGGGCCGTCGTTCTGTTCGATATTTATAATAAAATCGCTGACGACTTCCACCGCACTTTCTGCCTTGACTGTTATTGACGGGGGTGTTAGAATATGAATGAAGTGATAGCCGCCGTAATTACCGGAATTATCACCCTAACTGGCGTTCTCATCGCCAACAGTAAATCGCAGGCCGTCACCGATACCAAGCTGGACGAACTGACAAGAGAAGTCAGGGAACACAACACCCTGATTTCAAGAGTCCCCGTCTTGGAAGAGCAACTGAAAGTTGCAAACCACCGGATAGAAGACCTTGAAAGTGAAGTCCATCTTCTCAGAGAAAGGGGGTGTAAGCATGAATAAAATTAAGGTTGCTACTATGACCCGAACCGCTGTTCTGATTCTGGCTCTTGCTAACCAGATTCTCAGCGCTACCGGACACAGCCCTATCCCCGTGGATGATGCACAGCTTGAACAGCTCATCTCCACTGGTATGACTGTGGGCGCGGCTATCTGGGCATGGTGGGAGAACAACAGCTTCACCAAAGAAGCTATTGCCGCCGACAACTATCTGGAAAGCCTCATCGGCAGAAAGGAGAAGTAATGAACTGCAATCTTTACCCTAATTATTCCACCCCGGGCGACCCTTTCCAGTATGACCTTCGGTGGATGGTGGGCCAGATTCAGAGCTTGCAGGCGTTCGTGGAACAGCTTTCTAAGGGGCTGGATGCAAACAGCGGTAATATCGCCGCTCTGAATCAGGCTACAAAAGCCTTGACCGATGCACAGTACTGTATCAACGACCGTCTCAACAGCGGGGACTTTGAGGACGGACGGTTTATTGAGTGGGCAGATAAAAATTTGCCCGCTATGGTGAATGAGATGGTGCGTTTTGTGTGGTTTGGGCTGACCGACTCCGGGCGCTTCTGTGCTTATGTCCCCGCTAACTGGAAGTGGCTCATTTTCGATACGGGCGCGGATGTCACCACGCCTGAATACGGCCACCTCATCATTAAGTATTACTAAGGAAGGAGCTTTATCAATATGGCACATGATAAGAATTGTCATCCGTTCCCCATTGAGCCTGCACCTTATGCACCGGGCGGCGAATGCCACCCCTGTCACCCTGACCCCTGCTGTCCCCCGCGTCCCCCGCGCCCGACGCCGCCCCCGCCCCCGCCCCGGGGGTGTGGGCCGTCTATATACGTCGGGGCGCGGTACGTCCCGAAGTTTGCTGACCCCATCGACTGGGACATCGAGCGGGGTTATGAGTCCCTGACAATCGTCACCTATAAGGGCGAGTCCTATACTTCCAAGTGTCCCGTGCCGCCCGGTATCGACATCAAGAATGAACGCTACTGGGCGTTGACCGGTGCATATAATGCGCAGGTCGAAGAGTACAAAAATCAGGTGAAAGACCTGTCCGAACAGGTTACGGGGTTTGCATCTGATAACAAGGAATTCCGGGACAAAATCACCCAGTATGACAAGGACAACGCGGAGATGAAGAACACCGTAGCGTCCACCGTCGCCCGGGTGGACGCTCTGGCAGAGCGCGTGGACAACGCCGACGCGGCTATCTCTGACCTTCAAGCCGGGCAGGCACAGACCGTGAAGGACATCGCGGCACTCGAAGCAAAGGACGCTGAACTTCAGCGCCAGATTACTTCGAACGACACGGACATTTCTGCCATTCAGGCCAAAGACCGGGAGCAGGATGCACGGCTTGATGCAATCGAGACTGTCAACGATGCACAGGCCGCTACTCTCTCCCAGAACACGCAGGACATCGCCCGGAACACGGCGAACATTCAGGACAACGCCGCGAACATCGCCGTAAACTCCAAGGAACTGGCAAAGCACGCGGCACAGCTCAAAGACCACGATGCACAACTTTCCGTTCTGCATAAGGAAGTCACCGATAACCATACGGCTATCGAACGGCTTACCTCTGTCACCGACGGACTCCGGGCCGACCTTACCGAAGATGAGGCCAAAATCGCCCAGAACGCGGACGCTATCGCCCACATCCAGCAGAAGGACGTTCAGCAGGACGGGCGGCTGGATGCACTGGAAAAGCGCACCACCGACGCCGAAGGGCGTCTCGATGCACTCGATACCAAGACCGACGCCACCAACGCCGCCCTTACCGCTGAGACGACCCGGGCAAAGGCGGCAGAGCTGGCAAACGGGGAGCTTATCGCCGCCAACGCTCAGGAGCTGGCCCGGCACTCTGATGAGCTGTCCGACCATGAGCGCCGTATCTCTGCCCTTGAGACTACGACCGAAGGTCACACCCAGTCTATCGCAGACCTCAAAGCCAAGGACGCCGCCCTTGATACTGCCATTGCCGCCGTCGATGACAAAGTGGAGCATCTTGAGCTTATCGACCCGAAGGAATACGCAAAAACCATTGCGCGTCTCGACGCCAAGGACACGGAGCAAGACGGCAAAATTGCGGCCCTTGAGACTGCAAGCGCCGACCATGTGACCAAGCAGGAGTTCGCCGCTGACCAGAAGCGGCAGGACGACATTGTGGGTGACTGGACTACTGCGCACCCCGGGCAGACTATCGCCCAGTGCGTGACCTCTCAGGAGTCGGAGCTTGCAGAACACGCCGGGGACATCGCCAAACTGAACGCAGACAAGGCGAACAAGACCGACATCCCCAGCCTCGACGGCTATGCAACAAAGACTTATGTTGATACTCAGGACGCCACCCGCATTCCCCTTAAAACCGGAGACTATAATAACGCGGCGTCTTCCGTTGCTCTGGGCGTTCCTACTCACACTTCCGACGCGCCGAACGTGTGGAGTATGTTTGGCCTCTTCCCCTATCCTGTCTTTTCTTACAAAGACAGGCCGGGCGTCAATGTCGATACGACGAAGGGCAAACTTCATCTGTACAAGGCCGACGGCACAGAAGTCCCCGTGCCTAACTGGGTGACGACCGGAAACATCAACAATGCATTCGGAGTTCTTGCCCGGCTTGGGTCGGGCTTCACCCCCGATTCTCCTTTCTATGTGATTGTGTACCGGAACAATGCCGACAAGTATACCACTGCTGGTGACGTTCCTGCCACTGACGGCCCGACCGTCTGAGTGTTCCACATAGAACAGTAACAAAGCCCCCGCCGAAGCGGGGGCTTTTCTTGTTCCATGTGGAACATTACAAGAAACAACATCCTATCGCTATACAATCCCAGCCGACAGCCAGACAGACCGACACACCGAACAACCATAATTCATTTTGTCGATATACATATCTCAAAAATGCGAATTGCAGAATACCGAAAGAAACCGCAAGAAATACCCCGCCCATAATCATGAAAGTCTCAGCCATATTATCCTAACCTTTCTATGTCGATGTTCTCTGTGTTCACTCCACCCACTTCATACCGGCGGGGACTCATGACAATCCAAGATGCCGACATGGTGGGTTTTGCGAAGTCGGTGCGCAAGCGGGGCGGCGCGTCGTGATAAGTGAGCATTTGCCCGCCTGCATCTTCAATAATAAGGAAGTCGTTCAGATTTTCAATGTCATCTTTGAGGGCGGCGACGCCCTCATTTTTCCCAACGCCTGCAATCGTGCTTTCGAGAACACCTTCACAATTTCGCGCGGCGTAACATTTGGCATGAAGAAAACGAAATTCCGGATACCCATAATCGGCCTGTGGGTGTTCGTCTTCGGCAACACCGATATAAACGCACTTGCCATTGTCTTTCTGAACGACGCACTTTCGGGCGATGCACTGACGTTTGATTTCTTCATTGTACTCATCAACTGCCGGGACTTTCTCGCCCTCAAATTTGCAGGAGTCGGTATCCCAGTATATGACCCTGTCCCAGCCCACAATCTTTAACAGCCGCCACAGCTTGAGCCGTGTCATGCTGGCTGTCCACAGACCCCAGAGGAAAGGGAAGGTGTTTTTCTTCGTCTGGGCTTTGGTTACTTCGTCATCGGTCATGTCATCCAAGTTTTTCTCCCAGCTCAGTTTCTCGAACTCGATTGCATCTCCGATGTCTGCCGTGTACTCATCTCGAATTTGCTTCTGTGCCGTCGCACCGTATATGGTGTTCACACAGATTTTGCTAAAGGCATATTCTGGACTTCCTTTCATCGTTTCTTTGATACGAAACTTCTCAAGAATCGTGTGCCGGAAAGACTCAGGCAAATAAGCCAGACGAAATGCAAACGATTCAGCCGCTACCATTTCAGAATAGTTGTATCCTTCCCGGATTCTCTGCCAGTCGTTTGAATCGCCGTATAGCAGGAGCGTCCCTTCTGCGTCCAGAACTCGCCCGTTGTCCTCTTCTCCGATAACCTCACTGTTGATGCACTTACTACGGCTTATGCACGGGTCTGGACACTCATCCTTGATACTGAGGCCCGTGATTGCAATTTTACCGACCCAGCCCATACCCGCGTCAATCAGGGCGTTCATGTCCTCTTCGGGGGTATCCTCTGGAAGGTCAAACGGCTTGCCCGTGGGGAATTTCCATAACAACTGTTGGGACGGGTGCGCGCTCTTGAAGTCGTAGGAATTGCAATTCTTGAAGGTGTACCCGGCTTTCCATCTTGCCCCGTGTGTGTCGCCGCCTGCCATTGCCTTATATGCAATATAGGTCTGATTCTTGGAAAGCGTCAAGGCGTCCTTGATTTTGGCAAACCCTTTATCTCTGTTCAGATTCTTGTTGACTTCCTGCTTGACAAGGCCGGTGTTGGTGAGCGGAATCGTTGCTTCATTGAATCCGTGTTCCTTCTTCATCCGTTCTATTGCTTCATACAGGCCCAAGACATCGTTAACGCAATAGGCAAACTCTTTTTCATCAAGGGGAGTGTCGGGAGTGCGGTAAACGGTATAATCCAAATCACCCTTTAACTTTTCGTGTTTGCATCCTTTTGTGGCTTTTGCAAGAGACTTTTGAAACAGCTTGAGTGAATCCCGAAACTCAATACCGTTCGAAAACTCAAGGGTGAGGGGCTTTCTGCTCTTGGTATAAAGCGCCTTGCAGTCCCCCCAACGAAGCGTTAAAAGCTGAATTAAATATGTGAACTCATAGCCCAGATTGTGGACGTACAAAACCATTTTTCTTTTGTCCGTAACGCGCCACTTATCACAGAGCGTTTCAATAATCTCTGCCCAGTCCTCAAAGTAACGGGGAACTACGACCACGCCACCCACACACATTTGAAAGCTATATGCAAATCCGTCTGCGTCGTTGTTCGTCGTCTCAATATCAAAGGTGCAAGTAGTATCAATATACTCGACGTGTTTTCCCCTCTGGAAAGCAGTGCGCGGCTTGAAGTCCATGTAACTCATGAACTCCCCAGCCGTCTCACACACCATAATATCTTGACTGAATCGCATTATCTTCCCCGCCTGTTCCTCAGCATTTGAAGGATGATTGCACCTTGCATCTTATCTTTTTCTACTCTACCCTGAAACTCTTGCGCAATCTGCTGTAAATTGTCTATCTGGTTACTGGTGATTGCTTGGTATATGACCTCAGAACCGTATAACTGTTCGTTCTTCTCAGTCATGAACCGGTCGAACAAATCACCCAGCTCTTCGGGAGTACCGGTAAAGCCCATCTCTCTAGCACGTTCCACTTTCTTTTCGACGGATTCACGATACCCCGTCACGGTGGAAGTCTTCTTTATCATGAACTCCCGGAGACTGATAAACTCTTTTTCAAGCTCTGCACGGGACAGCTTTGCAACACCTTCCTTGAACCGGGGGTTCTCCTGCTCTGTCCGCTTCTGTAACCATTTGTAAGCCGGGGCTTTCTCTGCAAGCCCCTTCTTCTCAAGGGTACGAACGCGGGTGTTTGCCGCTTTGGCGGCTTTCTTTACAATGGCCCTCAACTCATCTTCGGAGTACATACGGGGGGCTTTATTGCCGGGTGCGTATGTTCCCCAGTCGTGGGAACGGAAAGGACGGCCCTTGCCGCCCTGTTTCCGTGGTTTCTTTGCCTCTGTCTTTTTGGCGTCCCTTGCTTCCTTTGCTTTCGTCTTCCTTGCGCTCTGGGCTTTCGGCCCTGTCTTCTTGGCTGTCCGCGCTCTTGCGTCAGGGGCTTTCTTGATAAGCCCCGTGTCAGTCTTTGCTTTCTTCATGGTGTTACCTCTCTATCGTGTATGTGAATCTAATACCGTTCTTCGTGTAGGTCATCGTGGGAGACTGCCCCTTAACCTTCATGCAGGAATAAAGCGTATACAATACTAAATCGAGTTCCACGCCGTCCTTCACCTGAACTGCACCCGCGCTGACAGGGCGCTTGAACTGCCCCTTCTTCGGCTTTCCGTACCCGTACATGAAAAGCACCATTACAACAGACCCCCTAACGTCTCCATGAGCTGAATGAAGAACACCAGACCAACGACGCCCCAGACCAGAGACAGGAGCAAGCCCAGAATCTCGACCCACTCCATGACGTGACGGTGGAAACGGTCTGTGTCGTCCTCTTTCTGTTCGTACAAGTACCACTGATTCATCTTCATATCAAAACCATCCTTTCCACTCTGCGTAACCTACGATAACTGCACCGATGAGCAGGAGCGCCGCAAGCGGCGCAATGCATGAGAACTGGTATGCTGTCATTATACCCACCCCTTGAACTCCACATCTCTAATAACGGGATACGGAAAGTTAATAGTCGAAACAATCTCACCGGAGTATAGATTGACGGCTTTATTTTCAATGTTGACCTTCAACAGAATCCCGTGGGACGTCTCCCGGGTTTCATCATCATACTGAAAGAACGTACCAGCAGGAAGACGACTGGCAGGCACATCAACAGAACGCCGTTCAATGTTCACCTTCATCATATTAAAACTCCCCCTTTGCAAAATACGCGACAAGCTCATCTGCTTCAAAGGTAGGCTCTTGGGACTGAGGGCAACGCCTGATTGCGGTGCATTCATATACCCTGTGAATGTAATAGCGATAACCGCCCCAGATGCACCGTTCTTTCGTTCCTTCCTTCCTTTTGAGGTCTGCCAGAATCCATGCCCAGCAACTGGGCTTGATATACTGAATCATGCTTGCACCCCCCTCATAGCTAAATGAAGCTCAACATCATACCGCTGACGCGCCACTTCTTCGAAGTCTCCAAGCTCAACATTTCGTTCCCATACATGAACCACCTTTTCAGCGGGATTGTATGTGTACATCCTACGGGCGGCAACATACCGCCCCCGTGTGCTCAACGCACAGAGCATCTTGTCAGTAAACTTTATCATGCTCAAGCTCCTTTCTTTTCTTTTCTTTTCTTTTCTATTATCATTATACAACAACTGTACACAGTTGTCAACCCTTCATTTGTAAACATTTTATGAACACTCTGCACCCTGTTTGTGTCCTTCATGGT